CCGCCATTCCCGCCCTGATAGGCAGGCTGCACAGGCATGGTCATTACAGCGCCGTCAGAAGAAAGACTCATTGTGTTATCTCCTTTTTTGATTTATTTTCAAAACCCGGCCGGGATTTTGATTGAAGTTATTTACCAAACATTCCCCTCATCCCCTCAAACATCCCTGACATCTGCTGGGCTTGTTTCTGGACCTGGTTAAGCTGATCTTGGGAAATGCGGCCAGATGATACCATCTCTTGTATCATGGCGTTGGGGTCCTTCCCCTTCATCTGGTTCATGAACTGCTGGAATTGCTGCATCATATTAGGCTGACGATTGCCGCCCATAGCGTTGAAAAACGGATTCATTCAGCATCCTCCTTCACAGATTTCTTTTTTACCGGGGCCGTCTCTTTGGCGCTCAGAGCGTCCACACGGGCCGCAAGAGCGTCCAGGTCATCCTGAGTGGCATAGCGGATAGAAGGCTCCTGCGCTGGGGCAGTCCTTGTGGCATTGCTGCGTTCCACCAGATCATAAATTTTGATGCTGGGCTTTCCAGAGGCATCCGCCTGCTTGAGATAAATAGTGGGGCTGTTGCTGTCCCATAAAGCAACGGCACTGTTGGGGGCCACCAGATATCCCATGGCCTCCTGCTCTCCATTCACCCAAACCATGGACTGCCCATTTTGCTGGGACTGTACGGGCGGCACTTGCGGTCCTTGCATGGGAGGTTGGAACTGCTGTCCACGGAGCTGGGCCAGTTGGTCCGGCATGGGCGGCTGGTAGTACATGGGCTGATAGCCCGGATAGTAAGGTGTATAGGCCATATCACGTCATCCTTTCCAGTAGTACAAAACTTCCTTTTCCCCAGAATCCCATGTATCCAGAATTGTCCCGTCGATAATACAGACCACATGGGAATTCAGGCCGAGAAGGTACACACCGTTTCTATGTGTCCTGGCAAATTCATTCACTGTTGTGTGAGGCGGAGCCGGTCTTCGCTCTAGACCATACTGGCTGAGATAGCTCCTCCACACTTCGTTGGAACTTGGCATATCCTTCAGGAGATACCCTTCCAGGCACAGGCCTATGTAGGTGGTGTCCCAGGCCTGGTCCAAAGCGGTGGAAATAGCTCTAACCGTGCAGTCCCCCACATTCCTGTTGTAAGGGTTTTCGTTGTGCCATGAATACCTCTCCGTTGTTCGCATGGCGGCTTTCCACCTCATTCAGATACTTTTCCAAACCATAATCATCCCCCTGTGCCCGAAACCACATAATGGTTTCCCTGGCGCAATCCGGCCGGATACCGGCGGCAATCAATCTCTCTACCGGGGTCATATATCACACGTCCTTTGTATAAAAATAAGGAGTCCGTGAGGAGGGCGGCGACGTGTACCAACCCTTGATCCTCACGTCCTCCATGTCTATATTGTCGCATAAAAATCCCCCGGCTGGGTACGGTCCCAGTCGGGGTTGTGTACGTTTTATGTACGGTTTGTGTAGAGCTTGGCGGATACATTTTTCACCCGTTCCAAAATATGTTTAAGGTGGTCTCCCACCGTGGCCCTGCGCCATCCCAGCTCCGCCGCAATATCCATTTGACACCATTTGTCAATAAGATATCGTCTGGCGATCAGTTCATCGTCCCGGTGGAGTGCGGCCTCGTGGATGGCCTCCTCCAGTTGAGAGCGCAAGAGCTTGTCAAGCGATTCCGGTAGCTTTACTCTTGCGCTCATGCTCCACGTCCTTTCCTTACTTCAACGCCGCCGCCCTTGCCATGACGGCACTCTCCTCACGAGTGACAAATGCCATAGGTCGGGTCCCATCTGTCAGGCCAAGCTCGTTGGCCTCTGCAAACAGCTTCGGCATACTGGCCGGCAGCTCCGCTCGCTCGGCCAGATAGCGGTCCATGTACTCCTTCCACTGCTCGTAGGTCACTTCTTGCTCACCTCTCATCTTCTGGGCTACATCCCCCCGGAAATCATCCATGGTCTTGCCGAATTTGGGGAACCAATGGAGAACGTCGGAATGGTTGCTGGCGATCCCCCGATGATAGCCCTCCTTGTGGCAAATTACCACTCCGTCAGCCAACGGGTCCAGGTTGTGCTCCCGGCAAAGCATGGCGGTCAGCTCCACGGCCTCCTGGTACACCGCCTTAAAATAGCTGGCATCCTCCAGGCCGTCCTCGCAGATTTCAAAAGAAATGTGGGTATCATTTGCGCTGCCGTTCTTCCCTCGGCCACAGTGCCAGCCACGGCGATTCCATGGAAGGGTCTGCACCGTTCCAACGCCTCCATCGGCAAATTTGCCTACAAAGGCGTGGACACATTTCTCCAGTCCAGGCCGGTCCCAATCATTCCCATACTGATTCCGACCAATTACATCATCTCCGGGCACATAGCGGGCCACAGAGGGGTTATTAGACCCGGTTGAGTGTACCATTATTCCCTGCGGCCGTATGGTCCTCCCGGCCCTGTAACAGTCGTTCTCAGTTAAATACTGTTTTCGTAATCTCATGGTCTTCCTCCATTGACATATCAGGGCGTGTGCTGTAATATGCGGATAAGGGAGTGATAAAAATGCATGATTACAAATTGCTTTGCCACTTTTTGAGGCAGGCAGAAACTGCTTTCAGCCTATCAGTGGACACAAACCAGGAATTTTCTGCACTAGCAGAAAAGTTCGAGTCCGGCAACGCCACAAACGAAGACCGGGAAATGGCCCTCAGAATCCTGACAAATGCCAGGGAGAACTTTTCCTCCATGCCGGACAGCGAGGAGAAAATGACTGGGATGTTAGAGACCGCCCTGATTATTCAACAGCTAAATATGGAGCTAAAGGCACCCTGATTGGGTGCTTTTTTATTATTCTCTTTCCGCTTCCTCTTTGGCGGCCTCATCCTCCGCCACGCCAGCAGCCACGGCGGCGGCAAATGCCTCCTTGTCAGGGAAGGCGGCGGCCAACTCCAGCCCATGGCGGCCAGTAAACTCACGCATCTCCTTGGCCTCCTCATGGGTAATCTCAGGGTGCTTCTTCAGGAGCATGGGCATGCCTACAGTAGCCAAATCGGGGGCGTCGTTCTTCTCAGTGATTTCGTACAGTTCATAGAGCATTTCAGTGTTCATAGTTCAATCTCCTTTGTAGTCAAAAATATGTTGTTATTCCTTCAACTGCTTGATGGCCTGGTTGACACCAGTTGCCGCCAGACCGCTCACGATACCAACGGCAACGGCGGTCAGCGGGTCCGTCGCCGGGAAGTCCTGGAGGCCGGTATACAGCGCTGCCACGCCCAGAACGCCCCCACACAGGCCCACGATAGCCGGGATGTACTTGTTATCCAGACCGGACGATTTGACAATCAGTCCCACCAGATAACAGATGACGGTAATGGCCGCCACGGATGCGATTCCAAAGTCCATATTTTCACCCCCTCTCAAAGACCTATCTTGTCTAACAGAAAGGCCATAACCGCTGTAATAACCGCCGCAATTACGGCCCAACTTATTTTGCCTTTCAGATCTTTCCAGGTTCGTCCAGGCTCTGCCTGAATGTCTGACAATCCCTTGGACAGTGTGCTCACTTTACCCGTCAGGTCCTCCAGCTTTTCGAGTATCGTTGTATACTGCTGACCCTGCTCTGCACGGGCGATCTCAAGCTCCCGGATTCTGTTGAAAAACTCCTTGTGCGTCTGCCGGGACTGCTCCTTCCATTCGCTCATCTGCTTTTCCAGCATATTAGCTTTCTGGAGGCCAAGGCAATCCCGCTGTGGGTCTAAGATACATTTTTCATCCATCGTACACCTCCCACGCCTGGGCGTACTCCTCTGGTGAAAAGTTGGTGTCTTGTTTGCACCGATATGTCTTTCCGTCAGTATAGATCATGTACTCCCCGACCCTATACATATCATGGGCACCCTGAACAGGCACAAAGGGCTTGGCCGTTTCCGGGCTTGTCCCATGGAGGGGCCGCCAGAAGGTGAACCAGGCGGAGTTATCCGGCTTGATGTCAGGGTGGGTCGCATTGTCGTGCGCCTGAAAGCACTCCCAAGTCTGGCCACCGTTATTTCTGATGTCGCCTACCTGATATTTGCCCTCCAACCACTCCTCATATAGTCCGCTGGCTCGGATGCGCTTGTCGTCGCTGTCGATGACTGCCCCGGCCAAGGTCTGCCGGGACACATAGATAGCGGATGCCAGTGCGTCGTACAAATTGCTCACAGTGTAAGCCCCCTCTCAATGGCAGTCTCAATACTGGATACCCTGTCCTCAAGGGTGGGTTCCGGCTCCGGTTCAGGTTCCGGCTCTGGCACGGTCCCGGCGGTCATGTCTATAACAATCTGGCCGTTCACCTCGATATCCACAAAGGGGAAGGTATCAGGCACGGAGATCTCAGGAGGGACCTCCGCCCACCCCTCCGGGATGGTATTCAAATTACAAGTTTGGTTGCGGTGCGCCCCGTTCTCCAAGGGCTGGATTTCGATGATTAACATGGGGACCTCCTTTTAGCCGATGGCATAATAGTAATAGGTAGTTCCTGTACCGTTTAACTGGTCACTTCCACTTCCGGTAAAATTTATATACCAGGAAATAGTGGACCCCTCTCTCTTCATCAGGGTATATTGAGTTGCAGTTGTTCCTCCATATTTCCATTGGATTTTTTCGTATGTATCGCCTAAAAATATAGGCAATGCAAAATATAAATTGTTTCCTCTTGTCCCTTTACGCCCATCTGTATCGCCGACTATAAATAGTTTAGGCTCAAAAGGGAGTGTCAAACTGCATGGGTTATTGATCCCGTAGGTGCCGGTCCCCACATAACTGCCAGTCTCTACTCTCAGTGGTAATACGGAGTTTTCAAACGGTATCCCCAAAAACTGATACTCATACCCATCATGGATGCCGCTGTCGGGGTAGGCGTTGCGGTTGGAGGAGCGGACGTATTCCCAAGGACCATCATGTAATTCCTTTTTTCCTGTAACGGTTTTAGCAGGTATAGCCTCTGCTACATAGGTATAGTCCTCGCTATCCGCACTGTTCTGTTTGCCAGTTGGAGCTCCCGATGCATAATAGATAACATTCGCTGGGGTAGTCTTATAATCTATATTGCCCCAGTTGCCATGCGCTACACTGTTTACTTGTTTCGTTAGATAAAAGTATTTTCCTTGTAGCACTTGAAGATTTGAGCCTATTCCGTTTGGAGTAAAAGTCAAAACTTGTGGATTATTTAAAGTAACACTTAAATCCTCATGTACAGTTACTGTTGGAGAATACCTAATATGGTTTGTTGGCGTATATGAACCAGAATTAGGTCTACCCTGCCACTCAACACACTGTATTTGCTCGGCACCAAGATTCGGTACAAGAGCAAAACCAGAAGTTCTTCTCTTCCACCAATACTGATTATATTTCCCTAAAAAGACCAGCACATCATCTGGGACATTGGATACATCCAGCCCAAACAAAGCCGCTGTGGTGTCCTTTAAAAGAGCGAACTTGTTGATAAAGGTGCCTTCTGTGTACACCTTTCCAGGGGCCGGGATTATCTCGTAAATATCGTCTGTCCCATCTACTTTTGTAAGCTGAAAGCGATTTGGGTATTGTACGTTTCTGTCGTCCATTTGGTCCTCCTTTCAGCCGATGGCAAAGTAGTGATATGTGGTACCATTTGCGTTTAGTTGATGTTCACCGCTACTTGATGAATACCATGACACAGAATTTCCGTTGATTGTAACAAACTGTGTGGTCGTGCTATCTGATCTAGTATACATACTAACATTCATATTTTTATAATCATTATCCCATAGTATTATATTAGGCAAAGAGAGATCTACACCACCCGTAGAAACCATCCTAAAAACTCCCCAAATTATTGGAGTAAACGGAAATGTTAACGTATTTGGGGATGAACTCAAAAACGTCCCCGTTCCAATGTAGCTGCCCGTCATAATCTTCGGCGATCCTGCAATTCCACCTGCAATTCCACCTGCAATCGCATCCGATATTGCATCCTGAAACTTCTCGTTAAACTTCGCCATCGTTGGTTGGTCCGTTTCAACAAACGGTGTAAAAGCCATCAGCTAATCACTCCTTCCGCTTTCATATTTCCATATAGTAGCAGATACCATGTGGCTACCTGCCAATTCTTCCATTCAGTATTCATGGCATCCAGTTCCGCCCAGTTTCTTCCTAGATTACTACCCGCACTTGGCAAGGGGTTATATCCACTCCAAAAGGTGTACGCATTGGACCGCTTGAAGGCACGAACCACCTGCTCGATGGTCAACCGAATATCTATTAGTATCTGCTCAATATTGTTGGCCTCGATATACGTCAACAGTTCCATGCTCTCCGGTGCCTCTGGCGTAGTGGACAGCAAGTCAATGGTAGAACGTAGAGCGGAAACATTCGCAAGATATCTCTCCATCAGATCAACGGTTGGAATATCATCTTCATACCAGGTGTAAGGGTCTTTTTCCTCGCCGGGTTCGGGTTCTAGTTGTGGACCTGCAACAAATGAGCCTGTCCCGGAATTTCGATAGAACGTCTTACTGACTTCATCCCATAAACAGGCTATTCCTTCTCCATCCAGGGCTGGCCGAAAATCATGGATTAGCGTGTCGTTATCATAAATCTGACAACGATAAAGTTTTGCGGACAGTTTTCTCTCGTCTACCTCTCCCCCTGAATCAAGCGCCAAAAGGCAGAGGTTATACGGACAGTTAAACGTTGCCGCTCCATTGGTAATGGTCGTATCACCAAATTTGCAGACATTTTTGTTTTTGTCTATAACAACGTGGGACAAAACTTTTGATACCGTAGTTTCTGTTCCAGTCGTATTAAAATCAGACCGAATTGAACTAGCAGACATCTCCCACAACACAAAGCTACCTACTCCATTTGCTGTACGCGCGCCAAAGAAAGGGTAAACGCCGCCTTTTAATGCCTCAATATCCATAATGACCCGGCTGTTATTCGTTGGTTTATGCCCTGTATCGATATACTGTGTCCCGCTGCTTTCAATGTACTCTAAGTAGGTGATACCCTGATTCCCACCATGGGGTATCTCTATCCTCTGATAGCCCGTGCTGTAACCGTACTGACGGAACTGCTGGTCCAATTCCTCCATCGCCGCCGTTACTCGGTTCAGGTCGGAGGCGTTGTAGGTGCCCTTCAGACCGGAAGACCACTCCACTTTTTCTTCTGGTGACATTCTGGACCAGCCTTTGTCATGGAGGGTTTTCCAGCGGATTACATCCGCCTGAGTGCGGTCAGTGATTAACGTATCAAGAATGCTCACGTTCCTATCGCCTCCACGTTTGCCGCAACAGTATTAGAAAGCCTGATCTCCATCTTTGCGACATTTCCTGTGTTGGTCCCGTCCCAAGCATTTGGCATAGTCAGCACATCTCCAAGTTTCTCACCGGCCCATACGATTTTTGCCTTGTTGGTGCTACGCCTTAGGTAGTAGTCATAAACACGTTGCGCCACTTTCTGACCGATAGATGGAGAGACTAACGTCGCATCTGTGATTTCTATCACATTTTGCTTGTCCGATGCCGTTATGTTTGGATTAGACACGCTGTATTCCGCCTTTGTATCGCTGTATTTGGACCCGTTGATTTCTATTGACCCATTTGTGTTTTGGATGTATGTATGTGCGGTCACCACCACTTTCGTCACAATGGCTGCTGTATCCACCGTTACGCCCGTATAGGTCCTATTTTTACCGACCTCTTTGGCTGTAGATGGTAGATGAAACACATAGAGGCGCTCCCTACCATCTGTAGAGGCACATACACCCCAGGCAAACAACACCTGTTGTATGGCCTCGCGCTTGGATGTCGCCAGCAAAACTCCGGTTAGCGTTGCATCGGTTATAGCGGAATCGTACTCAATCTCAAAGTCTCCATCTACTATTTCAGACAAAAGCTCCTTTGCCGATTTGTTGGTATACACACCACCTGAAAATGGCGTTTCATCTAACACGCCTAATGCGTCGTAGCATTCAATATCATAGACCGTATCCGCTGATCTGGAATAGGCATCGATATAGTAGACACCAATCAAATTATCGTTATTCCGCACCTCCACTGGCTGCTTCAACTGGAACATAAAGTCCACGTCATCTTTGCTGTCCAGCGTCCATTTCATGGTCGAGATAGGAAGCTCCGTCGCAATCAGGCTCATTTCGTTTATGATAGATGCAGACCGCAACTCAGACATTCCGAAATGCCGGAATATTCCGAATATAATACGCTCCAGTTTTGCCCTTCGGCCCGGCAGATTCGTACTATTCAGCGTGATTACGATTTTGTTATAGCTCTCTACCCTCTGTTGACAAAAAAATGTGGCAGCATTGGGGAAAAAATCGGTGTTCGCCTTCTGTGTGTCTCCCTGATACCACTTGATGTTGACGGAATTACAATAGTCTCCAGAGGCGCTGTCAAATACAAGGGTCAAACCGACAGAGGAATACTGCTGATCAAAGTCTACGGTAATGACAGGTTTATTTTGGAAGATGCAGTCATCTCCGCTCATTTCAGCAGACCAGAAGGCAATCGGCTCATTTTCCATAAGTTTGTACTTACCGTCTAAGCCCCAATGATTCAACTCACATGTGATAGTAGGTGCCGGGGTAACCCCAGATGGCAGTAAAGATGGATTTGAAAAGCTCTCAACTGCTGTGGTGCTGACAGAAGCATCCTCCTCCGCTCCAGGGGCTATATCCTTATACAGAATCGTGGTCCTGCTCATGCGGGTGTCACCTGCGCCTCCATTGGGATAAAATTGACTTCAATCTCGCCCCAGTAATTCACGCCTCTTTCCACCTTTTCTATGTCCTGAGATGCACTTGTATAATAAGCTTCATAGGAGATGGTGGTTTGTCCATCAGCAGCCTCCAGCATAACCGAATCATCCACGGAGTGCTCTACAAGGTAATCCCAAAATTCGTCCAGTCCGTTGTAGTTATCACCCCGGCGGAATACTGTCAGTTTGTGGCCGATATATGTACCGATAATATCCCGTACCATGCGGCCAGTCATGACCCGTCCGGCGTTCTCACCGTCCAGGACATTGAAGTTTCGGTTATATTTAGAGATTGCCACATCTGCATCGAACTCTATCCCATTTAACTTAATGTAGCTCATAGTGGACACCCTCATTTCTATCTGTTCGTCAGGGACATCCCGTGTCTACGGGCTACCTTCTTCTGGTTGCGGTAGATCACTTCCCCGTCCAGGTTAATAACGTTTTCAATAAGCTGACCATCTGCATTCATCCCGCTCCTGGTTAGGGCCATCATCACAGCCTGAACGATGGTATCAAGAGGTGCCTCCACATTGGTCCCACTCTTCTGGTCGCCCAAAACCGCCAAAAACTCACGATTCGGAGGAATTACCGCACCACGGGCCAGTGCCGGAATATTTTGCATGGGTAACGAAACTGACCTTGCAGAAGCTCGTCCACTTCGGCTGGATGAGCTAGAACCGGAGGACGATTTACCAACAGTCTTATAAACCGTTGTAATTGTGATGGTTATATTCCGCTCAATAGATGCCAGCTTTGCGTTAAGGGCATTGATCTCCGCAATTACTCCCTGAATGTTTTGGGATGCCTTGTTGTAGCAGTCAGTCCAAGTCTTGTTCCAAGCAGGAGCAAATTCGCCCGTCATATACAGGAGGAAGGCAACCAACGATGCTTTCATAAGCTCTGTATTGTTGGTACAAAGAGCTAATACCGCATTAAACATGATGCTAAAGGCGGATACGACCATTGTGGAATTGTCGTTTACACCGTTTTCCAGTCCGGACATCATGTATCCGCCCAGGTCCTCGAATTCAGTAGATGGGGAATGGATGCCAAAGAAATCCTTTACTCCATCAATAAAGTTTCCGCCCCATTCAGTAATTTTTTGCCCAATGGAAGATAAGCCGTTAAACAAACCGTCCAGCATATCTTGACCGAGTCCAAGCCAATAATCCAAAGTGAAGAATTTAGACGGGCCAGCATCCCACCATGAAGTAAAATTACTCCATGCTCCAGATATGGCATCCAGAATAAAATTCCAGTTTGGAACAATTGCAACAACTAGACCGGCCGCCCCAGTAGCAATAAGTCCAAGCCCAAGAGGGATTCCGGCACCAGTGAACAGAAGTATCACACCAAGAACCAACAAAGCGCCGCTAACGATTGCTGTAACTGCTCCTATCGGACCTTGCAAAGCAGTTTGTATAGTGTCCCAGTTTATCACTGCAGCAGCGGCCAAACTGATTGCTCCCGCTGCCATCATACCAACTCCAAGAGCCATATTCGCACCAGAGAAGGTAAGGACAGCGCCCAACACAAGAAGCGACACACCAAGCAGCCCGGCAATCTCTGTAATAACTTGCTTTATGCTGATTGTTGTACTGCCCCAATTCAACGCAACCGCAGCCGCCATAGCTACCGCACCTGCAATCATAAGCCCGATACCGAGCGGGATATTCGCACCAGAGAAGGTAAATAGTGCGCCAAGCACCAGAAGCGAAACGGACAACAACTCCAGAATCCCGGTAATTGCCCTCTGCATTTCTTCCGACATGGTGCTCCAATTCAACGCAACCGCCGTGCCAAGCGCAAGTGCGCCAACAATCATAAGGCCAATACCAAGTAGGATGTTTGCGCCCGAAAAGGCTAGAATGGCTCCGATTACAAGTGCCGCGCCTCCTAGTATAATCAGGACTCTGTTGATTGCTTCAAGTAATGGGCCATCAAGCGCCCCCCAGTTCTCCGAAACGACGGATACAAGCCCAATTGCCCCCGCTGCCATAAGCGAAAGACCAAGGGGGATATTCACTCCTGAAAACGCAAGGAGCGCACCAAGCGCAAGAAGGGCACCACTCACATACGCCGTTAATTCATCAATCTTCTGCTTGTATTCCGCAGTCGAGAAATCATCGAAAATAGGCTTTATTCCTTCTGATGTTCCTGCACCAGCACCACCAGAAGCCGTCCCTTCCCCAGATAGTTTGTTGATCTCATCAAAAGATGCAAGGGATTTTCCAGCCTTCTTTGCTGCGTTTCCTACTCCCTCAACAGCGTTGGCTTCCTCGTAAAGACTTTCTGCCGCTTCCGCCGCCTGATCCGCGGTCATTCCAAACAGCATGGCTACAAGATTCGCTATGGAGGAAATAATGCGCGCGAGCACATTTACAAATGCCGTAAAAGCAGGTATAATGACCTCAACAAGCGGCTGCGCCAGTGTCAGTAGTGCCCCTTTTAGTCTTGCGATAGCCGCCGTTGCTTCATCGTTCGTTTTTATGACCTTCCCCATCCACTCACGGAGAGAGGCAAGACCTTGAGAAATTACGGTGAAGATCAGAGCACTTCGCACCACTTCACGGAGACGCAACGAAAATTTGTTTGCGCTTTTCTGCATCCGCTCCATGGCTTTTGACATTCGCTCGCTGTTTGGCCCCGCAGCGGCAAGATGCCGTTGGATCTCTCCAGCATCTTCTTTCATGGAATTTAGCTGCTGCGTTCCATCATAGATTTCTGTGCGCAACTTTTCCGCTGCCTGCGCTGTTTTATTCCATTCGGTCTTTAACGCTTTCACCGAATTTGCCTGTTCCTGTATATGGGCAGAGGTATAAAATTTTTCGCCGCTCTGCATTTGCTCCAGCTTTTTGCGGGCCCTATCATACTCTATCCCGATTTGGCGGGCTTCTTCGGCTAGAGCACTTTGCTTTCCCTGTTTTTGGTTCAGCTTTTCTTGTAGCGCATCTATCTTTTTTGTAAGCCTGTTTAATTCTTGTTGCGCTTTCTTATCATCGATTTCAGTTTCGATGATAATAGAGCCATCTGCTGCCATAAAATCACCACAATCTTATTTAGTGTGTGAGGGGGAATTTTACATGATGACATTAAAGAGAATATTAGTCGGAGCACTGCTTTCCTTTGTTTCGTTCTTTTGCATATCCTTTATTTATGCTATGCTCTCTGGAATCATCTCTCCGCTGGAGTCAGTGGCCAATGTAGCGTCTTTGTGCGCTGTTCCGCTGTCTATTGCCGTTGCTGTATATATTGTGAAAAAGCGGATTCCGGTGACTGAAGAAGAGATACAGAAAAAGGCAACCAAAAGTGAGATTAGAAACGCAAAGGCGGCCATCAGAAATCCGGCAGAGAAGCCCCAAGCCCCACTATTCCTAATAGATGGACGGGCAAAACTACGGCTCGTCGGCGGCTTGGGTGATTTGCCACAGGGGACAGCCTGTGAGGCGAGATACAATACAGACCGGATCACACTTTCCGCCAGCGGACAGGAATTCATCCTTGATGCCTCTAAAATGATTGATGTATCCGTGATGACTCAAAAAGAGATACAAACACAGTATGTTTCAAGCATAGGCGGTGCCGTTGCTGGGGCTGTACTCCTTGGCCCTCTTGGCGCAATCATCGGGGGGGCAGCATCCAAGAAGAAAATTACCAATAAGAAGAAGTATCTGGTCATCGCTTATATCTCAGACGGAGAAACAAAATATCTTGTCTTTGATGTGACCAAACGCCCCGCAGATGGAAATAACATTAAGTCAGCCTACCGATTCCTAAAGAAAAACGAAAAGGTAAAAGTAGACCTTTAATCATCCGCCCCTTTTGGGGCGTTTTTTTATCCCTTCGTCCACATATTGACCAAATCGTTCTCCGCTTCGCTGTACCGTGTCTTGATGTCCACAAGATCCCGATTCTTTCGGTAGAACTCCCGGTCCGATTTGTCCAAGGGCTTACCAGATGCTTTTTTCTGCCGGATACGGACTATTTGAGCAAAGAGGCAGTCCCCGATCTCATAGTAGGCCGCCAGGAAAGTCCACCAATGTAAACCACCCGAATTTTTATTTGGGTCATAATCTACCGCTCTTGCCTCATAACCTAACACTCTGTTAATGGGAGCGACTATGTACGGATAATCTTGCTCCCAGTCCACCAGATTGGGAGCTTTTCGCCCCTCTGGCTGGTCCTTTCCCCCATTGATGAAGATCATGCACTCATGGATGGCCTCGTCAAAGTCAGAAAGGGCTTCCCATTCTGGATAGAACATCTGGAGCACGGCAAGAGCCCTATCTTCCTCTGATAAATCCGGGTCATTCATCGCCTCGAAAATATCCAGAATCACCCGGTAATCATAGCGGATGGCAAACTCCTCTCCGCCAACCATTACGCTTTTTGGTAATCCATAGCCCATGCCGTGCTCCTTCTGTTACTTCTTCTGGTATTTCTGATATTTGGCCGTATACTTGGCAATCCTGGGGTTTGTGGCCTTTTGCTCTCTGGCATAGGTGCTGTCCACCTCGTCCATCACAGCCAGCATCAGGTTACACCACACGGGCAGCCCGTTTGCCAGGGCATAAACATTCATCCCACCAAACAAGGCTTCACTGACAGGAACACCAAACAGGCCGTCAATGATTTCCCGCATCTCGGTATCCCGTTCCCTGGCAAACTCGAAAATTTCCTTCTTATTTGCCATCTTTTCAATACTGGACTTGTATCCATCTTGCTTCTTATCCAGGTCCTCGAATGCAGAGTACAAACGCTCCACAAAGTTAGAATCTGAAGGGTTGAAGGTAACTTCCACTTTCCCATTCAAGTCATATGTAACAAGGCCAGTATCAAAATTGAGCTCTTTCATGGATTACTCCTCTCCATCTGCTTTAAAGGTCACAGTGGCTCCCGAAATGGATGCTGTTCCGGTTGTGCGGGTGCCGCCGTAGGTTACCTCAATGGGCATCCCAATGGAGCCGCCACCCTCGCCGCCAAGGCCAGTGGGCAATACCGAGCAGGCAGAATACCTCTCCGCAAATACTGCCGTGTTTGCCGTACCTGCATACAGGTGGACAATAAGCATATCCTGATTCAGCAGGGCATTGACATTGTTCTCTTTGATAGCAAGATTCCAAATCTTTTGCTGGGCCTTGTCAGCGCCGTCCAACTCACAGGGGTCAAAGGTCTGTGTCTTGGTGGCCTTCTTTCCGGTGGTATAAGTATCACCAAAGATATCTACCTTGGTCTCCGTCTGCCAGTCAAACTCAATGGAGCTGTCCTCCACGCGCTTGCCGATGGGGGACCAAGTGGGGGTCCCGCTCTCTCCAGTATTTAGATAGGCAATCAGCATTTCCCGGCCTACAGTCTGGCCTGGGGTGGTGTTAAACTCTAAATCAGCCATTGTGCTGTCTCCTTTCACACGCCGACCTCATAGGTCAGCTTCATCAAAATTTGGTAGTCCTCTATTCCTCCTTCATAGGAGGCGAATTTTGATGCCTGGGTAGTCGGCTCGACTCTAAGGGCCCGTACTCCATCTCCCAGGCTAGGCAGATTCTTCCTGGCCCAGTCCCCAAAGTGGTTCAGCAGCTCGTCGGCCTCCAGGCGGCGGTCATTGCTACTCCCAGGCTTGATGCGGTAGATCAGTTTGAATTGATACTCCGCCTGGTATCCTCCCAAAATGTATTGCCTCGTAATATAGGTCCCCTGGATGGTCGACAGCGCCATGGCCACCTCTTCTCCGATGGCAATATCCAGCGATTCGTACTTGATCATTGTGACCGGCTTTTCGGGGAAGGTGTTCACCCACACATTCATTGAGCGGGAAATCTTGTCTACCTCTTCCGCCGCCGCCAGCATCCGGGGCTTTTCCCGTTTTTCATAGATCATGTTTCACCGCCTTATCCGACACACGGACCCACTTCTCCAGGTTTTCCGCCTTGCTGGCCTCGAACCAATGGGATTGTGCCTGTCCGTGTACTGCTTTGCTAAAAACCAGGTCCTTGTCCGTCAGGACCTTTGTGCCACCCTTTGGGGCGTAACTGCTTCCGGTCTCAGGATCAACCATCAGTTTCCCATAGTACAAATAGCGAGATTGTGGTCCAAGATAAATAACTTTAGAGCCATCAACCCTTGTCCTCCGGTCCAGGTCACCTGTCAAGGCTGGGACATAAGAAGAAGTATCCTTCCGCACTTGGAGCGCCACAGTGTGCTCCGCCTTAGTGCATCCTTCGGCCAGCTTGTCCTTGATTGCGTCTAGCCCCTCAGTGTGGACACTGAACTTCAACATCAGGCTCCACCTACTTCCCAGTGGGACATCTCCCCCCCGAAGTCCTTGAAGTCAACCGTTTTCACGTCGTAGACGTAGTCGTATGCGGCGGATATTTTCTGATTGCTCCAGTCCGGGTGGACAGACTTTCCCTTGACAAAAAAGGTGTTTTGTCCGGGGGAGAGCGTCCACAGACCGTCCCGGCTCTCACCGTTCCAGAACTCCACGGGGCCAACGTACCGCTTTTTTTCCCCGGTTACGCCATCAGTGGCTGACACGTTGGCTGGTATGTAGAGCGTCACGGAATCGGCATCTACAAGCCCACTTTCGTTGACATTCTTCCCCTTCACGGCATCCAGAAGAACCCCCTCCAGCACCGTGATGTGATTGATTGTTCTCTCCTCCAGAGTAGCCGGATCAGTCTCCACCGACACATTGTAGAGCGTCACAGTATGGGGAAACATGTCCATATCCGCACCCCCTCCCTCTGTACAGGAGGCCGGTAGCCCCTAAATATTGCTGGGCGATAGCCCCAAGGGAGGCTTGCGCCGCCTGGGCGGAGGACAGGGCCTGTTGTGCGCTGTCCCCGCCGCTCCGGTATGTCTTGGACCAGCTTCCAACGCTCTGGCTTTGCAGTTCTCCCTCGGATGTCACGGAGGCGGACAGAGCCTTTTGCGCCAGCGCCTGGGCGGCATCAATGGCCTGATACTGCTCCGCAATGGCGCAGCAGGCCATTTTCAGCGCATCAAGGCCATCATTACGGGCCGCTCGGCCCTGCGTGTAGTAATCCAGGAAGGAGCTTGCGCGCAGGGACAGGCGGGGAAAGTCGGCCTCCTGAATGGCTGTCCCCAGGTATGTAGTTATGTAATACCTATAGTCTGCGTAAGCCATTACAGAGCCTTCTTTCAGGTTGATTTCGTGACGGTAGCGGTGTAAACCTTCTGCGCCGCCCCGTTTTTCACCGTGATAGTAACTGTGTTTGCCCCCTCCGCCCAGGTAGCCGCCGCGCCATTGCTTACGGGCGTTTCGCCATTCAAGATGGTTACTGTCGCCTCGTCATCCTCTGGCGTTGCGGTGATGGTGTTGGTGGCGTTTGTCGTGTTGGCTGTATATTCCGTCGCATCTGGGTCAAACGACGGAGTTAGTGTCAGCGCGCCAATCGTCAGCCCCGAGAGGCGCGCGCTTAACCCCCCGCCGGCTCGTAGACAGCAAAAGGGAAGGCGTTCTCCAGCCCCGCATTATAGGCGTTGATGGGATTGGGAATCTCCCAGCCCAGCCGCATGACGGCACGGAGAGCCACCATGTCATTCTGCATCAGGTTATAAAGGATGTTTCCGGTAGTGGGGTCCTGCACCACACCGCTGTCAAAGATCTTGAAGGTCATATCCTGCCGGATGGCATAGACCAACTGGCCCCAGTCGCCCACAATGGCCAGAGATTCCTCCGGGTCAAATGCGCCGTTGACAGGGAAGTACATGGACATACCATCCAGCGCGTAGCGGGTATCACCCTGCATATCGGTCTTGAAAATGGGCTGACCGTTCTTGTCAACCAGGCCGCGCAGCTTGGCCCGCATCTGGATAGCAGCCATCACACCGTTGGGGATATAGCCGCTCTCCTCCACTTTGGCGATCACGCCGCCCTCACCCATGATGTCCTTGAAAATATCGCTGGTAGCGGTCACAACAGCGTTTGCAGTAGTAGCCGAAGGAACCAAGCCCTCACGCCAGGATGTGGGCTTGTCCGTACCATACAGGATGGCGGCGTCGATGACCTTGCCGAATGCTTCCTGGAGACGGGGGCGTACTTCACCCCAGATGTCGTAGTTGCTGTCATCCAGCACTGCCTCTGGGATGGGGACGATGACAGCGATCTCCTCGGCGTAGATTTTCTTCTTGTCCCACGCCATGTTGGTGGTCTTTTTCAGAGACGCCTTGGAGTCGGTCGCCCCGGTGGTCGCCTCTCCGTTGACAAAGTAGGCGGTGGGCAGTGCGTCCAGCACGTTAAGGGTCTGGGTCTTACTGGTCATGTTGGGCAGCCGACGGGCCATCCGCAGCACGGCGGACTCTGTTACGGCTCCCTGGATGATCTCACGGGTCACAGGTTCAGGGATAAGCCCGGAAAGTTTACTTCTATCAATAATATCAACAGCCATTTAGGTTCTCCTTTCATTTCAGTGCGCCCCGAATCAGGGCATTCATCAGGTCGTTTTCTCCTGTTTTGGAGCTTCCGCCACCCACAGGAGCGGTCCAGTCAAAAGTGGTCTTTTTGCGGTCAGCGGTCAGGGCGTCCACGGCTTGCTCAAAGGTGGTCTTATCGTCCACCATCTTCCCGGCCTTGAAGGCGATAAACTCCGCCTCCTCGCCGGTCAGGCCTTTGGACGCAAGGTAGCTTCCGCGCTTCAGCGTCTCCAGCTCCGCCTTGGCGGCGGTCAAAGCCCCGGTTACGGTCTCCGCCTCGGTGGTCTTTGCCTTCAGTTGCTTTGACAGGTTTGCCGCCTCAGTGGCTTTGGTGTCGAAGACACTTTTTGCCACATAGCCGCTCAAATCCACCGCATCTGGGATTTGTAATTCCAAAAGCGCCGTGACCTTCTCGTCTGCGGTCATGCCGTCAAAGCCCTCAATCGTACTGGTGTCAATCGTTGCCATATCAATTCTCCTTTGGGTTTTTGAGACTTCTCTGTCTTTTTGGGATTTTCGGCTTCTCTGCCGTTTGGGTTTTTATGTCTTCTCTGACAAAAACAAAAGAGCCATCAAACCGTTACAGTTCGTAACCGGTTCAATGGCTCTTGGCTCACAGGCTCTTGGCTCTATGCAATATTCACTTCGATATCGTGCTTACATGCTTTGCATCGGAATGGCATGTTTTGTACCTTCGTATCTGGCCGGATTGGGAAAAGTGCTTTCCCGCAGTGCGGGCAGCAGTACCACATTCTTCCGTTAATCTTTTTTGTCATTCGCTTCCCCCGACAATTTCGATGCGTTTAATCTCATCTTCCGTAAATCCGATCAGCAACCCGTTTTCATTCTCCACATCGAACTCCAGAAACTCATTTCCATCATCATCAAAGTCGTAATCATACCCATAGAGCTCCCCAATCGTCATGCGCCCGCTTGTGGAAAAAACTTTAATTTTCTTTCCGAAGTAAATCTCAGGATTTTCAATTATCATTTTTTCCACCTCCCCGAAAATGGAACGCCATGAGTTCCGCTTTTGCTATAATGGATTTTGATGCTTCTTGCAATTATTATATCACCGTTTCTATTGATTGTATATCCAATCTCTTTGCCGGCGTCAATAATTTCTGTATTTTTCCACTTTTTAAAACCATCTGTAAAATTGATTTTCCCGCTACCTGCCTTTGCGTTTATGATGGCTTGTAACTCCTCCATAGAAACCGTTATTACACTTCTACCCGGTATAGCCATACCAGCCATATGCCGCGCTTGTTTCTCTGGATTGATTTCCAACGGATACTCGCCGCCTTGGATTGCCTGCCTGATAGGTGCTTCCGCATCGCGCTGTATTTTGAGGGCTGAAGCCATTTGCTCAGATGCCACATCGGTATAGGTAACTTTCATCCGCTCCCGCTGCAACGGCAGCCCCGCCGCCTCGCTGAACGACTTATATTCTGCGTTTAGCCGCCGAATGCGGGCTGTCACCGATTGAGCGTCCTCTTCCAGTCCTGCGGCCTTGTATGCCGTCTGTTCCCGCTTCAGCTTGCGGACGGTCCGCTCGATTTGCCTCTGCTTCTGGGTAGCCTCATAGGCTGTATAGTGCTTACCCTCAAAGTCAACGTCGTGGCCGTCGTCAATGTGGGCCAGCTCCTCATCGGTGTATGTGCGCTCCATCACACCATCCACAAATGCAGTCCTGATATGACGGCAGTTGGCTCCTTCCAGTCCATCCACATAACCAAGGCCGCACACTTCGTAGATGTTCGGATACTTGTCCCCGGCTCTGACAGAGTACACACGGCCCTGCCATAACTTGTGGTTCTGCCAGCCGACACCCTTATCCCGTGCCCCGATGTGGGCGGACACTTCAAAATAAGGTGTTTCCAGATACTCAGCACTCTGCTCCGTGTACTTGGCACAGAGCTGGGATACGCCTGTCATCACTGCACGACGGGCAGCCACGTCAATTTGGTCTCGGTGTCCGCTCTCGTAATCCACGATCTTGATACCGCTGTCCGCAAGCTGTTTGACAGCACTTTTGATGGCCTGATTGTAAGAGATGGCCCCGCTCGTGATCTGCATCTCCGCATTGTCCAGCGCCCATTGATAGGCTTTTGCAGGCTTCAGCATCGTCCGCCCATTGTCCACCAGAAATCCCATGGAGCGGGTCAGGTTTCCAACCTCCCGCTGTGCCTGTGCCATGATGGCGGCAATCTCGGTGACACTCACAAGCATTTCAGGTGCCGTCACCCCCGCAAGGTCTATGACCTCTCGGTAGTACCGCTGGTTACGCTCTACTACGTCGTCCAGCAGCTTTTTAAGGTCCCTCTGGCTGATGTTGGCGGTGCGTTGGATGGCCTTTTCGATTTCCTCCAGGCTGATGCCGTGGGAGCGAAGCGCCCGGATGTCCTGCACCGTGACCTCGTTCAACTCGCCAGCCAGTTTCAGCCGGGAGCATATCTCGTCAAGGAGGGTCGCCTCCAGACTGCGGTACAGCTCGGCCATCTCTTCCGGGAGGGCATCGAGAAGTTCCGGGGTGAATGGATATCTCATTCAATCTCCTCTTCCTCCTCGTCTGTCATATCCTCCATCTTTGGAAGCATCTTCTTTGCCGTGGCCTCGTCCTCGTTCATCCACTTAGACCGGAACTCCCAGTCATTCATGATACCGGCGTTCAGAAGCTGCATATCCCTGGCAAAATCAGACTGCTTGTCCTCGATGATGGAGTCATCAAAGTCAATGGAAATCTCCACGTCCTCATTCAGTCCGGCATTCATGGCCGTGTTTCCCAGGCGGAGAATGATCCGGCACAGCTCGGTCAATACCTGCTCCAGAATGATTTCATGTTTCTTGATCGTACGGAACATGGTGCTGTTTTCGCTGATGACCTGCGTCGCTGTGGCCACGCTACCCTGGTCGAATCTGTAATGATTCTCTCCGAAGCCGCACTTGCTGGACAGCAAATTGAGCTGGTCCTGGATTCCTGTATTGTGCTCCTGCGTCCGAAGGGTCATATCGATGGGGGTGATGATCCCGTTATTGTCCGTATCCTCCGGGAGCACATAATATGTCAGGTCGTCTGGGTCGAAAAACGGCTCTCCATCCATGTCCTTTGTAGCTGATGGCTTTACCATGATACGCTTTTTCCCCAGGATGAACTCGTTTACATAGCTGTCATAAGCCACGTCCACGCCCTTGAGTACATCGATGGCGTTGGCAAACACAGAGATGCCAAGAGGAATATTATCGTCGTAGTTGTTGGCGATGTTGGGCCGGTCAATGACAAACTGCCGACGGTCCGACCCAGTATGTACCACCTGTGGAACCCGCTCAAAGCCCGACACATCAGCCAGTAAAACTTCCGCATCCACATTTTTGTTCCGGTATCGGTAGAGCCGGTTCTCAATGTCGTACAGGCCGTTGACCTTGTGATGGATCTGGAGGTAGCAGTAGTCCTCTCCATTGATGGTAACGATGCTGTCAAAAGCGCACTCCGTAATGATTCCATTCCGCCATGCCAGCGGCCAAATGTGCTCTACGGTCACATAGTCCATCACAATTCCGTCGGCGCTTCCGGGGACAGGCCCTTCTTCCGTGGCCTCCATGCCCACAACCCTGGGGATAAAGGCTACTGTTCCAAGGGCAAACGCCTTTTCCTGCATCTCGTTTGCTTTGACCAGGAAATTGTTTTCGGTGAACACACGGTCAATGAAGTCCTGCTCCCGCTGGCCCTCCAGGGTGATTTCAACCCGCTCGTTCATAAGTAGGTTCGCCCAATCCTCCGGGATTTTCTTGCCCATATTGAGAGTGTACCGCTTGCACCGAACCACACTAGCCCCGTTGTGGACCTTGTACCTGTGGAATCCCTTTACGTCGCCCACATACCAGGACTTCCACTCCTGCACTTTTGTGTAAAACTCCTCCGGCACCGTGGAGTAACCAAGCTCTTTCAGTTTTTCTGTAATATTCATGCCGTTATTCCCATCCTTCGGAATACTCTCTCCAGGGCATATCTAGTAGCGTCAATCAGGTGATTGTTCTCATCAGGATAACCGCTGATAATTTCTCCGTCCTTATTTCGCTCATACTCATAATTCACAAACTCGTTGTATGCATTTGGCGTTCTTCTGCGGTCAATGACAATCTTCCGCCTCTGGAGCCACTTCATGCCGTACTCTACACTCCCAGAGCCTTTAATTGCTTCTTTGGCTGGGAGCCCCATCGCCCGGTAGTCTGCTGATGATTTAGGCTCTGCGCTGTCGCAGGTAATGTAAGCGTCCTTGTACCCTTTGGAAAGAATCAACTTCCCGCTCGCCTCGTTGGTCAGCTTATTTTGGTATATCTCGTCCATCAGATAAATCGTCTCTCTGGCCCGATCATAGTGGAGGCGGATAAAGGCAAAGGGGTCAGGAAACCAGCCCCAGTCCACGCCTTGATAAATCTTGTCAAAAAGCGCAATCTCTTTGTCTGTGATCTCCCGCAGTTCAAGGTTTTCGAATACGTTCCCGCCAGTTCCAACAGCTTCACCTAGATATTCATGACGGTACGCCCGCTCATCTGTTGCTTTCAGGTGCTCGGCTTCCGCCATGAACTGCGCTCCCAGCCACTCTGGCGGGGCCTCAAGGTATGTACTCTTGTGGCACAGCCTGTCCACCCGCTCCTCCAAACTGTCCTTGTTGGCCCAGTTATCCCGGCTGATTGGTGGATTGTAGCTCTCAAAATTCCAGAACTTCGACCCACCTCGCATGGTAGATTGCAGTATAGTTCGGATCTCAGCCCGACCAGCGAACTGATCTTTCTCCTCAAAATGGGTGACGGCGATATAGCCAAAGGGAACCTTGATAGACTTGATTTTCATGGGATCATCTGCGCCCCGGAACATAATTTTCTGGCCGGTTGGCCTATAAATCAGTTCCATAGGCTGCACCTTTGCATCCCAGTATTCTGCCATTCCAAGCTCTCCAATGCCCCAGAGATATTGTGCGTATACACTGTCTCGAATCGTATTAGCTACCTTTCGGAGCACAAGGGCGTGAGTCCCTGGGTTGTTTATCAGCAGCAACGGAACTAGTAAGGACACACAGGAAGATTTCAGTGAGCCTCGGCCACCGGACAGGTCGTAGTGTGTATGTCCGTGCTGAAATACATCACGGGCCAGCAAATGAAATGCGGGGCCAAGTACAGTAGATAAGCGCACCTCAGACATCTATGACCACCTTGACTTCCATATCCTCACTTGTTTTTTCGATGGGCTTGTCCCTCCACTTGTCAGGTCTGCGGTTTTTGAGCCAGAAGATCTGAGCGGTGGTATCAGCTGGGATGTGGCGGATTGTCTGGATGATCTTCGTACCATCTTTGTCAGATTTTTCGATTCTTTGTTCCTGATAGTCATACCCAAGCGCACGCTTCAATAGAGCATTTTCTACTTGTATGTCCACAACTTCCTTACCCTTTTTTAAGGCCTCGGAAATCTTAGGGTATTTGTTCTTCCAGTCGTACAAAGTTGCTGGGTTTATCCCCATCTTCCCGGCTAATTGCTCGTCAGTCAGCCCATCCCGTGCCCATCCTTCAAGTAGCAAGAGCCCATCCGGCTCCAGCCACCGTTGATATTTGCCTTTCGCCACAATGGGCTCACCACCTCAATCAAAATTTCCCGTACCCTCCCCCCTCCCATCATTTCAGCGAGACGGGCACGCCCTTGTATCAAAGCTCCATATTGGGGTAAACATTTTCCCACACTTTCATGTGGTAAATATTTACCTCGCCATAGTTAGCGTCGAAGATCTTTCTAACTCCATAGCCCATCCGCTCACTGACATTTTTCAGTTTTCTCCAGTCAAAGTCTTTATGAGATCGTCCGTTCATGTGTGCGACTCTCTTGATGGAATACCATTCCCTGCTTCTGTCCAGTTCTGCCTCCAGCGCTTTTCTTTTGTCCTGCTCTCCTTTTAAGGCTGTACACAACTGGATCATCACATCTGGATTCAAGATTGCCGCCTCAAGAGTTTCTGGGGTCATGTAAGCTCCATGCTTACGGACAGATGGAATCACTTCGCTTGTTACCCACCGCTTGAATTTTTTTGCTGTGGGAAGTTTGCTGGAGAGCACCAGAGAATACAGGCCACTCTCGTTGATGATGGTCATGTTTCTGGACTGGCTGCCGTCGTGAATCCCGACGTTAGCTTTATCCTCGTCATCCACGTGCCGATCTAGCGCATCACGTGGGTTGCTGTACCCCAGGGCCTGGGCAACATCCTTGCCTACCAGCCACGGTTCGCCCTTTACTTCAACAGTGCGGATGACTCCAAACTCTGGGCTTTCAAAGAGCTTCATTTTGTTCATGTGAGAGGTCTCCTTTCGTATATGTTAGGAGAGGTGGCGGGGGCATATCCCGCCATGCGTTACCCCTCAATTTAAGCTTTCCGCCCCCCATCTCCCGCAACGAGGCACGGCATATATACCCCTTCCGGGGTATGCTCCGGGTTTGGTCAGGCTTTCCGGGGGCCTGTTCGCCCGGCCTATTTTAAAGCAACTATGCTACCGGACTTTGGTGCCACCGCCCGCCTCATGCGGCGAGGAGCGGCGTATAAAGCACCACCACATGGATGATGCTTTGTCCGGCATACACCGAACTTCTCTGGAGCCGAGAGGCGGTAATGAGCCGCCACGACCTCGCCGCCGTTCCCATGGCTGCGGTCCGGCCTTCTGCTACAGCACTCGGCATATAACTTTTTAAGCCAATTCTAATATTTTTTCGGCCACCATAAACCCATTGTGTTTCAATGGTTCCGCTATTTATATGTCCTTATTTTCGGCCGCGGATTTTGTAACTTTTTCCCTCTTTTTGCATAGTTTCGGATCTCTTTTGCACGCAGCTCGGTTTGCTTTACACTGATTGCAGTTGTTCTTATTTTTGCAAAACCAGCACCCGTCCTGCCCCCACCAATACCAATCTGGCATAGATGGCCTTGGTTTCCTTTTTGCTTTGCCCATCATGCCCTCCAAGTTTTTATGTGCGCCGTTCCGCTTAGATTGTCACACCATATTGGCATACCCGTATACAGGCACACATGGCAGTTTTCAGCGGGATAGCGCCGGGGCAGGTCATAGCTGCCGCCGCTTCCGCCTCCATGACAGGCGGGCTCCGTTACCTATCCCCCAGGGCAACGGTTGCTTTAATCCCTGGGGTAAGCGTCTTTCCGCAGTCAGCTCCTTGGCCATTGGAGCGCATTGTCTAATGCCCGTAAAGGGCGATGTTGCCGCATGGAGGGCGCGACCCTCCGGCCCGGATGTGTGGGCTGATGCGCTCGTGCGGCGTATGTACCCCGGCAAGCGCCGGGGTTTGGGAGGAAAAAGAAAAAGCGAAGCGGGAGCGCGGGGATACACGCTCCCACACTCCCATTGTCGCATAATCGTCGGCTTTGCCTCCCACTTTTGTGGGAGATATTTTCTTATTTTTTTGAGATGATAAAAGATTATAGTCTATGCACAAACGGGAAGTTTGTTCGACCCATCAAGTAATCTGTGCTGACACCGTAATAATCAGCAATCTTATATAATGCGTCCATTGATGGCTCTACTTCTCCACGCTCATACCGCCTCAACATATCAGGGTGCAGACCCATTAGCTGTGATGTAACCGTCATGCTCCTGACCGGCCTCATAGACTCCCTTAACCTTCTTAGCCGCTCTGGAAACTCATCCATCCTATCACCATCCTTATAGTCCCTGTTGCTCCATTGGGCAGTCAAAGGATACTCTTTTTCTCCGCTTTCCTATTTCCTTGGATTCACAGTGGTCCACGTCTCCCACTCTACGGCATCCGGTATCTAATAGATGGTTGCAAAAGGGCGCATCCTTGGAATTATTGATACCTCGCCAGTAGACGCAAGTTTTCTCCTTGTTACAGATTTCGACCATATCTCTCCTCCCAGGGTTTAAACAGGTCATCTCCAACAATGGCCCTGATTTGCTCGTCAATCTTTGCTTTGGCATAGACGAACTCGCTATCGTCCTGCTGATCCTCACAGACCATCCGTGCCATACCGTTCATAGCCTCTATGTATGCGGTGCGGAAAGCCTCAGACCTGCCGGGGCCAAGCTGGAGGACTTCGTGAGCGGCGATCATAGCAGCATCCTGCCCCATCTGCATCAGCATGTCCATTTTCAAATGGAAAAGGGCGTTGTACTTGGTCTCCGCTTCTGCCTTGATACGGGCGAGTGTTGCGCTTGGTTTAGGCATTGCTATCCCTCCTTCGGCGGGTCTGGGAGGGGCATCCAGTGGGTGACTCTTTGTGCCCCAATCCTGCTCCACTCCCATCCAACAAAAGAACCGTCATAATATGGAATCCACTGCCTCTGTCTCTTCTGAATCGTAGCCTTTCCTTTTGGATAGCAGGACTTTAACGCTACTAAACAAGAGATTGCCTTTCTTCCTGTATTTTCGGGAAGTTCCTCCGGCAGCCTCTCCTTGACGCTAATCCACTCACTCATACCGTTCGCCCTCCCCGTCGTGGATGGAGCCGATGACCTCTTCCGCACCCGTCCATGCGTATCCTGGGGTCAAACCAGATAGATACACTGCTGGCATTCCTCCGATAAAGGTTCCACCGTGTTCCTGAACCCATACAACCTCATGCGGACAGCCACGGCTACATCTTACAATGTCCCCAACAAAAACCTTCTTCCCGTTCTTGTCGGTCAGGCCGGTGTACTGGGACACCGTGGAGGGGTCGACTTTCGTGTATTCCATACCTCTGGGCATACCCCAGTCAGCGAATCCAGCGCGGACCATTACTACCTCTTGTTCTGCCTTGTCGCTTGCAAAGCATACAAGCGGTGTTACGTCAACTGGTACGCCCTCAAACCATTCTCCATTATCCAGCCGCTTGGCTTTGAAAAGAATCTCTCTCATTCTTTGCCCTCCATCTCAATCAAAAACGCCGCATTTGTAGCCAGATGCCACAAGTGAGGAAGCCCGCTTTTCAGGTCTATTTTCTCCCCTTTGAGATAGGCCAGCCAGTGCCGGTAGAGCGCATCTCGGTAACGTTGCGGCTCCACCTGCCGCCAGTTCTCCGGGTCGTGATACTTTGCGTTCCCGTACATACGGACCGCCGTCACAGCGTCGATCAGGCTGACGGGAGTGAGCGTAGGACGAGGCTTCCCCGCATCGGCTTTTGCCTGCTGGTCGTTGTTCGTTGGCTTGTCCATGTTGGCCTCCTTCATCATTTTCGTGACCTCACGAAATTGTTCATCCTCCACCACCTCATAGCCCATCAGGCGGGCGGCTTCGATAGGATATTCTTGAATCCAATCCCAACAGGCGCGACTCTCGTTTGCCTTATCAAGCGGACATTCGCGCCAAAAGCAATCATGGTCCGAACAAAATTTATCGGACGCTTCCCGCAAACTGTCGAACACTTCCCCAGTCTCAGGGTTCCGAAACTTCATTTGATCTTCCTCCCAATCCATGGCAAAAGCCAGCCAAATGTCAGCGCACCGGCCACATAGCCAAGCCATAGTTCACTGCTCATGATTAGCCTCCTTCCTCTCCCACTCCCTGCACCGCTGATCCGACTCCGTGAAGTCGGCACAGTGCGGGGAATCTCCGTTAAAGCACACGCCCATAAATTCTTCATACCATTTGCATGTCCTACACTTACGTTTCATTGGCGGCCTCCTTCCGCTGGCCATAGGAGCAGAAACTCAATGGATGATATTCGTAGGTGTTTTGCTCAAGCACAGGATTTCTCCCAATAAATTCAATGCGGCGAATACATTCATCTTGATATTTGCACTCCCGGCACCTGACCACAGGCACAGCGTCGATGGTGGGAGCGTTGTCCACATCCTCTGGCATAATGTCAAGTGGTAACTTATCAGCATCTATCAGCCTCATGCTCGTCCTCCTTGTCCATGCGAGTGCCGCAGTTGGGGCAGTAGCTTGATTTGTAAATACCCCGGTTGTCAATCATCAAGCCCCATTCACCACATCGGGAACAGGCCCAACCATTCGGATACTTGAAAAACCACCGCCCGTGCCTCACCTCCGCAACCTCGGCGGCGGCCTCTTTCAGCACAATATCAAACGTTGACCCAGGAAGAACATCAGCTCGCCTTTTTTCATCATACCCAAGGCTTTTTAAAATTGCCGCCCTCTCGATGTACTCAGCCATTCTTCATCCCCTCTAGTGCGGCCTTGGCTTCCTCACGGGTCAAGAAAACGGTTTTGCCAATTTCATTCAATGGGAAAGCACAGGTTTGAGTGTGGCACAGGATGTTTCCACCTTTTAACAGAGAAACATACTGAATTGTCGTTCTTTGAATGAGGCTTGGCTTTGTCTGGAAAATGTTTAAGTATTTTGCTTGCGCCCAAACTTCTTTCCCGATCATCCTGTCCGCCTGGGCCAGCTCGCGGAGGCGGTCATAATCAACCTTCCCTTCATCGTAGATATCATCTACTGCATCCTCGATTGCGTTCCTTTTACCTACGAAATTCAAATAATAGCTCCATTCTTTGTATATTTCTTCGATTGTTTCTGGCTCCAACCCCGTGTCCTCGTAGGCGGCGAGGCGGTCAACATAATCCCCTCGGAATTTCTCAGGCACGCCCTCGTCGCTATAAATACCATCACCCACTAGATAATAGCCATGCTCATCTTTCTGTGTTACTCTTTCCATGCTTGTTCCTCTCCTTCAAATATCTCAAATACCATAACGGCATATGCTCACCCCTCCTCTAGATTACGCCACTTAAAGCCCTTACACTTGTCTGGATTTTGAGTACACCATGGATTGATGTTTTTTACATACACGACAATCCTGAACAATGTTTAAGTCTTTAATGGCCGCATCCCTCTCTCGCTTCACCTGCTCCAGTTCGGTCCGCAGTTTGGCGTTTTCTTCTGTTTTCTCCCGCAATGCCGTATTCACCTCGTCGCTGCCCTCACTCAGATATTGTAGGGCGGTGGCGGCGTCATCGAACTCGCTCAAATTGTCTGTCCCGCTCAGTTTTTTCAGCCGCTCGATCAGTTCCTCAATGTCCATCTTCCCCATCCCCCAATATAATTTTCGCCAATTCTCCCACAAGCCTGAAAAACCACGTCCCTATTTTCACGGTCGCCCAGAGTGCTGCCACGCCGGTAGCGCAAACACACAATATGTCCATCAGGTGGCCTCCTCTCCCTCCATAGATTCCTCTAAATCCCATAAAGTAATTTGACTTTTGTCGACTTTTCCCATTGTTTTATCCGACAGCCACCACTCCATCCACTCCTCAGGATCTGTAAACGGAGTTGGAAGCCCGCTCTCTTTTCTCCCATCAATGCAAGCCCTGAAAGCTCTAAGCCAAGCATTGCGAAATCCCGGCCACCGCTCGAATTGTCTCCTCCGCTGGCATTCGCCACCCATAGGGCATCCGATACATCCGAGGCGGTCGAAACCCTCGTTATATAGGCTACATTGCTCCAAATGCGCCTCCTTCGAATAATCCCAAATCCAATGATCCGGCCATTCTGCGATTGGATTAAGCGTCCACAGCCCCTCAATCCCCCATTTGGGATTATCAAAGCATACTCTCCACGTCTCAACCTCAACTCCGTATTCCTGGTCATACGGGTTTAGGTGCTCGTGATCATGTTCGAGCTCTGCGCGCTGTTTTGCCCGTCTTGTACTCTCGGCGCGTCGCACCCCTGTACAAATCATGGCGTTTCCCTGCTCTAACGTTTTCTTCTCTTTTAGGTGTTCGCAGCAATATCGCATATGCCGCATAGGCGGCACTCGTTTCTTCTTCATGAGTTGCCAGATGGACATATCATACATACAATCGTGTACTTCGTACCCCATATCTTGATATTCCCGGAAGTTCCTTCGCTGGAAATATACAAGCTCTGGTGGGTCAATTCCGGTGATGTTGTGGATGTAAAAATGCTTTACTCCGGCCCTCCTCATTAGATGTCCCAATACACGGCTATCTTTCCCTTCACTTGTACAGACGCAATATCCTCGTGGGTCTATTTTCAGAGCAAAGTCTTCATACCCACGCAACAGGCGGATAGCCTCTTCGTCCGGCTGACCGCTCTGAAATAAGTTGATCTGTTGGTATGTATTCATGCCTCTTCCTCCGGCGGGCGGCGGTCAGGCAGTTCCGGGATTGGTAGCCAATGGGTGACTCGCCCATAGAGCTCATCAAACACAAAGCATTGAGTGCTATCAATCCAGTCAATGCCAATGCGGCCATTCCCATAGTGTACCAGCACATCTTTTCGCTTCTCTGGTAACCTCTTATTCACGCTCACCCACTCGTTCGGCGGGGTGAGGGTGGGCGCATACTCAACGAGCTCCGCTTTGCCATCTCGCCATGCAGGGAATGATTTCTCAAACTGCTCCCTGCTTTTGTACATTCTGGGACGAAGTTGACTATCCAGAACGGCTTCCCCATCTTGAAACGCTATAAAAATATGCTGCCCTTGCTTAATTGCCCTTGCCATCGTTCAGTGCCTCCCTTCCGACTTATGAAAAACCAATTTCAGCAGGCACAGGATCAACCATATCCCAGTGGCAACGGGCAAAGAAAACCCGATGGAAAAGCACATTGTAATCAGCTTGATAATGCCGACTATAATAGCCCAACTTATTGCATATCCAACAACTAAAGCAAGAACTGCAACCAGAATCCTACTCACCCTGCAGCGCCTCCAATCTCTTGCACACAGCCCGCTCACAGTCGGACAATAGTAACCTCTCGAATAGCCACCACGGCGTAATGGTCAGAAGAATAATCCACGCTATGTCACTCAGTAATCTCATGCAGCGCCTCCATCCTCTCACAAATATCCATTATTTTTCCTCTTTGCTGCAATGTTTGCTATTACATCCCGCAAAACAAACGCATCTATATGGCATTTCCAATGATCCGCTCCATGCATCCGAAAAATACAGTTCTGGCAGGATGTTTGTCCTTTGCAGTAGTCAACAATGGTCTGCGCGGCATCAAGCGCTTTTTTGTTATTTATCATTCCCCTTCAGCATCTCCATCTCAATTTTGCTCAGAATCGGCGCGCGGGTGTTCCATTCCCGTATTGCAGATTCCACATATTCAGAAAATGCCTTCGTCTCCTCGTTGCAAACATCCGTGTCTGCATAGCAGTTTCCCCACTTTGTAAGGTATGGGTTCGGGTTTATAAGCGGCTCAGTAAATACAGGCTTTCCCCTGCTTCTGCATTTATTACAGATGACTTGTATCCTGTACACAAGTTTCTTGTCTCCACGAAAGTTTTGCCCAACAAATCTATGGTCTTTGAATGAAACCTTTCCATTCCCCTTGCAGAACGGACAAGGCAGCAGCGCCCCCGCTTCCGTCAGCCGTCGAGCCGCCTCTTTTGAGCCGAGCATCGCTAATTTAATGTCATCCATGTATAATCCCCTTCTCTATGTCCGCTATGGCCTGAAACACCGGATAAAACTGCTGGGGAACTACTGCGTTTCCAAGGCATTTAAGTCTGTCCACCCGAGAGGGAACCCCATAAGCCACTCTACAAATGTCGGGTTCAATTGGCCACCAGCCACCACGTCCAGGCTTGGCCCTCCGTCTCTGTGCCTCTCTCCATTCCCTCTGCTGTTCTGCGCTTTCGGCGTGGGCCACATCTTCACCATCCCGCTCAAATTTGGCTCGCCCCTGCTGTTGTGATAAAACTTCCGGTTCGCCGAATCTGACGCAATCGGAGTTTTCCAAAGAATAGGTTCTCCGTCCTCTCCCGTTATGTTTTCTTTCCAGCGCTCTACACCCGATAATCGCGCATCTGTCCCTCCTGTGCGGGGCGTCGACGGAACAAGCCGGAATAATAAACGCTTGGACGGAGTAACCTTCGTTTTCCAGGTCAGCGTACACCTGGTCGAGTGCCATATTGACGATCCCAGCAACATTCTCGCCAACGACCCAAGCGGGCCGGAGTTCCGATATAACTCTAAGCATTTCAGGCCAGAGGTAACGGTCATCTTCACTGCCTCTTCGCTTCCCGGCAACGGAGAAGGGCTGGCACGGAAATCCTCCTGAAACAATGTCAGCTGTTCGCAGTCCTGTTTTTTCATAAAAGCTCTCCTTTGTCAGCGTCCTGATGTCCCTCCAGCGTGGCACATCTGGCCAGTGTTTTTCCAGCACCTTTGTCGGATAGTCTGCCCACTCGCATTGTCCTACGGTTTTAAAACCAGCCGTTTCCGCCGCAAGATCCAAGCCTCCAATGCCGGAAAACAGGGATAGATGGGTTAGCTTCGCCGCCTCTTTGTCGCCCAGCAGGGCGGCCTTCTCATCCTTCACGATATCTCCTCCTATGGTTTTTCTCCTGGTTCCTCGATCTCGATCTCTATCCTTGGCTTTCCCTTGTCCACAGCGAAGCTGTCAGAAAATCCTTCGATATTCTCCCAGCCGTCATTCCTCAGAACACCCATCTTCACTAAGGCGTCCTGGATAACCTTCCGGCCAAAGCTGGAGATGTTGTCCTTATCCCGTCTCCGGTTCTTTTCCACCCAGAGGTATCGCATGAACACAGGCTCCCGTAAAGGCATTCTGATCTGACGTCTAAGAGCTATGATTACCGATGTCTGGCAATCCCGTTTCAGTTTTGCCCCCTTCTGCCGGTGGCCCCGTTCCGCTTCTATGTACTCGTTGAGACCAGGCAGAGAAAACGGGATAATCAGCCGCATGTTTTCCTCCACCACTTTTCACGCAGTGGCTCTTGGGCTATAACGATATTTTCCACTGCTGGCGGGGCCGTGTATGCCTCCAACACAATTCGAAGCGCCTGCGCAACTTCCCGATGGTCTTCCGCGAAGAATGTCCCGGCTTGAATCAGCGCCTCTCTCCGTCTGATCTCTCCCTCTATCAGCTCCATTATTCGCGCCCTATCCATTCTTCATCTTCAACTCCCATGTGTAACATTTTGACGGGCTTCCATCAGCCTGATAGAACCGCTTAGACGCTTCGTTGTAATCAAGCCGCACCCGATCCCTCGCTCCAAACTCTCTATTCTTCAGCACGGTCAGGAGTGTAGAATATCCGACCTCCCGCACCTTCTCCTCCGGTACCCGCTCGACCTTGAACACGTTGTCAGCCCGGTTTGTAATATCCGCGCTCCCACCTACATCGTCCGCTTCAATCGGGCCGTCCGTTTTCCTGGGATGCGCCACCAGATGCACATGGACATCCAGCCGCTTTGAAAACGCCACCAGCCTCCCGGCAAATGAGGACTGCGCTCTCCAAAATCCAATTTGCTGCTCGTTCTTTAGTTCAGCCGTCATGATGTTATCTACCAGAAACGTGTCACACCCATACCTCCGGTTGGCATACTCGAAAAGTTTGAGAATGTTGTCCTCGTCATGAGCATTCTTCTGCTGAATGTCCGTTAAAAACAGCATCTTGTCCCACCACTCGTTGATTGCCGGTATAACCCGATCCTCAACATCGTACATAACTCGGCCCGTCCGTTGGTCCTCCCGCCGCCGGGTGTGGAGATAACCCGCCGCCTGCTGGAGCAGCCCAAGTTTAAACTGCTCCTTTGGAAGCTCCCCAGAGTAGGCGCAGACGCAATGGCTTTGGTTCACCGCGTCTAACAATATCTGTCCCAGAATGGTGCTCTTGCCCTCCCCACGCTTTCCGGTCCAGACGGACAGCTCTCCGCCTACAAAACCTCCAATGGCCCGGTCCAGGTCAGGGATACCGGACACCACCCGCTTGGCGTTTTTCCGCTGTGTTGTGTCCACATCCGCCAGGTTGAGCAATCCTTGAGTGGGCAGCTCCTCCGCGTTGAGCAGCAGCCGGTCAATGGCTTTCAGGCCGCCCTCCTCCCGCAATGACCACACCGTCTCGCACCCCAGGAAGTCACGTGGCGCTGGTACCATCACCGGGATGGGCACTCGCGCGGTCAACTGCTCCGCCGCCTCATCCTGTGCGGCACCAGGTGGGATCGCCAGCAGGATATACGGGAACTGAGCCAGCCACTCCGTCCATCCGTTGACCTCAGACCAGGGTGCTGTCAGCGATTTGCACACCGCGTTGATCCTCACTGCGTCCACGTCCTCCGCGTTCCGTACCCACCAAAGCCCCGTGGGCTGGGATGGGTCTATGAACTCAGGACGGAACAACAGGGCGTCATTTGGCCCAGTAATCATCCTCTCCCTCCCCCTTCCGCTTGTCTTCCACCGCGTCCCAGTCGGATAAACATCGAACTCCTTGAGCCAGCTTATTTCGCAGGATCGCCCGGATATATGACCAGGACGTTTTTTTCTCATCCAGGGCAATATCAAACGCCCTTTGACAGCACTCCGGCCCCATCTGCTCCACATATCCCTTTAGCTCATCAAGGCTCTGTTGTGACGGATTGGCGTTGATTTTATCCAGGTACGCAGACATGACGGTGGCGATGGCTTCGCGCGTGCGTGCGGAGGATGTTTCCTGTTCTAACGATAAGTTATCTATATACGATGATGATGTTCCATTTCCTAAAGGTAATACCATGGTATTACCACTGGACATACCATCGTCATCCTTTTGTTTATTCCACCGCTTTGCCACATTCTCTCTTTGCCGTTGAGAGTGAGCCTCCCTTTTTTTGATCTCCTCCTCCATTCGGCGGTTGAACAGCTTGCCGTCCTCGTCCGTCTCAAACTTCCCCCGGACCTCCTCAGACAGCCTCCCGACCGCACGGGCTACCTCCCCCTCCGTCATGTGCCCCCGCTCCCTCTGGAGGCACAGTAGGGTGATGTACTGGCCACGCTCCTTCATATTCATCAGAGCCGCCCCGCCCAGGAAATCGGATGTATAGAACAAAACGGCGGGGTCTTTGTTCTTTGCCATCTTATCTCATCCCCTTAAAACGGGAGTTTGCCGTCATCGTCGGCCAGTTCAGAAAAGCCGTCCTGCTGGGGCTCCGGCGCTCCGTAGTCCCCGCTGGTGTTGGAGGTGTCCCCGCTCCGCTGAGAGTCCCCGAAGTAGATATGGTCGGCTACCACCTCCGCGCTGGTGCGCTTGTTGCCGTCCTTGTCCGTCCAGTCACGCATCTGGAGCCGGCCCTCCACAACAGCCATACGTCCCTTAGTAAAATAGCGGCTGACAAACTCCGCCGTGTTCCGCCAGGACACCACATCGATAAAGTCAGTGGTCCGCTCGCCGGTGGCCTTGTCCTTGAAATCCCGGTCTACGGCCAGGGAAAAGGAGGCCACGGGTGTGCCTGTCTGGGTACGCCTGAGTTCTGGATCGCGGGTCAGACGTCCCATGATGAATACTTTATTGAGCATTGTTATCCTCCAATCTGTACTCGGCGTAGCTCACCGCCTTGCCGTATCGGTTTTTTGCGCTGACAGTTGTTTTCCTGATTGAATACCCATGCTTGTGCCTGAGATCATATATCCTCGCTCCCAGTCGGTAGCAACCCAAGTCCAAAAATGCCTGTGCCGGGTTGATAGAACCAAAATCCTTTATGTACTGGAGGACTTGCTCACACTGTCCCATTTGTGATACCTCACTTTCTCCTCGGTCCAGTCAGGATAAAAGCCTCTGAGATAGTTGATGATGTATGCCCTGATGTCCGCCTGGGAATGGAATCCAAGAGGCCGCAGCCGATCCATAAACAGCCCCTCGTCAAAAGCGTAGTGGCAGGGGCCGCACAGGGTAACGATGTTCTCCACCACCCCCATGCCGCCCTGGGAGCGGCGCACCACATGACAGTGGGGGCCTCCCGGAGCGCCGCAGAGGATGCAGGTGGCGGGACCTTGGGTGCAGTCCCGCGCGGCCACAGCGGCCTTGACACGGGCCGATATGGCTGTTTGTTTGGTCTGTTTATGCACGGCCCCACTCCTCCTTCATGGCCGCCAGCTTCTCAGGCGGCAATGTCTCAATGCCAAGGTCCTTGCAGTCTTGCACGATGCTGTCAATGAGCCGGGACATTTGCCTGGTGTTGTATCTGCTGGAGCCGTAATAGGCCCTGATAACCAGCCTGTCGCCGTCCTTGTCATAGCCAACCTGTTCCGTAGGCCACCCTGTCCCAAGCAGTTCCCATGCCACACGGAATGTATTTGCTTCATCCTCCGTCAGGGTAAAATCCTTAAACGGTCCGACTTCCCGTACCTTTTGTATGTAGAGTTCTTCCTTTGTTGTGTGAAGTGCGTCAGCCATTTTGTCCAGCAGCACCCAGCAGTAGTCATTTGCGTTCATGCTCCGCTTGTCCCGGTGCTGCTTGATCTTACAGTCATATAATTTGTTCTGTTTCTTTAGCACAAACTCCCTGGCCGGGGCGGTTTCGTTCACCTTCAGGCACAGCCACAGGCCGTCCTCCATTGAGATTTTCGACTGTGTGAAGGTTAGATTCATTTCGCCGCCTTCTTCCCGCACTTGATACAAAGTGGCTCCCCATACCTGGCTTTGGCCCGTTCCGCAATCGTCTCCGCCTTGATCAGCTCCTGTCCATCCCAGAAATCAGGGATCAGCATACCGCACCGCTGACATTTGATAGGGGTATCTCCTACAGGAGGGACACGCTCTCCGGGCTTGCCTGGTTCAACGTTGTACCCACCTCTGGTAACCTTTCCCTCGTCACTCCTGTTCTGGTCCGGATCGTCCCCGGTAATGATCTTGTATGCTTTGAGAAGGGCATATTTATCTCCATAGGTCATGGCCTTCCCTGGGGCCTTATCATTGCTGTCCACCCCGTCTCCGTAAGTGGTGATATCTACATAGTCAGCCGGGTCCTCCGTGTTGACAAACCGATATACTGTTTCTACCCGCATAAAAAACTTCGATATTTCGCTCTCTTGGCCGTTGTATACCTTCTTAGTGGTAATAATATCGCTGTCTATCACCTTTCTGGACAGAGGATAGCTGTACACCTTGTACTTCTGCTCCAGAGGTTTTACGGCGGCCAGAACATCCGCCTCACTCACCGCCTTATAGGAGCTTCGCCCCTCCCCTACCATCAGATTCTTTGCTACGGCGTTTAGCTCGCTGGTGATCGCCGCAAGCTTCTCATATATGTTCATACTGCCTCCTAATTCAGCCAATCTTCTAAGGTTTTAGCATTATAAAACTTTGCATAATCTGAAAATTCTCTTATCGTATCTGGATAGCCAGCTAGCAGCCACTTAATGATCTCTTCGCTGTATTCGTCGGCATACTCTTTTAGTATCTCTGGTGCATCTTGGTTTTTTTCTTTGATCCATGACGGATACCCCGTCCGCAGTGTGGCGGTGATATCAGGGTGCTCCAAGTCCATATCTCTCACAGAGCCCACCCCACCAGCAGGGAGCACATAAAGATCATGCTAGATACCACCAGGCACCGCCTCACAATGCGGTTCATGCGTGCCTCACGCTCCCGGCGGCACTGATAGCAATATTCTCTGGCGTCGTGGTTTCGCTCCACCAGAGAGCGTCCGTCCTCAATGTACTTCACTTTTTCCGCCTCTTTTCTATAAATTCCGCCACAGCGAGGGCGGTACAGATCACGATGCACACCATGCACACCACGGATAAAAACTCAAACAATTCTGATTCCTCCCAGTGTCATCAAATAGAACCACTGCTCCTGAGTAAGGCGTACCTCCTGCTCGTCCAGGAGCTTTGCAATAGAGCCATCGCCGCACCCGATCTCATGGGCAAGGCCCCTTTGCGACAGCCGGTGCCGCTCCATAGCCCGCTGGGTGATACGGCGGACTGTCTCATTTGGAGTTTTCATTTCTCTCCTCCCGGTCCAGGATTCTCGCCACGACCTCAGCTAAATTCCGAACTGTTTTAAGCAGTTCCGGCACATCAACTCCGTAATGATCTCGTTCCAGATTGTTCATGTGCATCCGGGAATTCCGGCTCTGCGTCCCAAGGTCCTTAATGCTGTCGTTCTCGTCAAGTGTTTTTTTCATAAAATTTTCCTTTCCGGCTTGACAGAGAACAGATGTTCTAGTATGATATATCCATCAAGCCTAATTGGTCTGCTCAGTTAGGTTTGCCAGCCTCGTCAGGTGGTAACGACACCTGGCGGGGCGTTTTTATTTTTCGTCCACAATGATTGTTCCAGTTGTGTAATAAATCATGTGACGGTTCCCGTCCTCATCATCAAACAGAATGTAACTCTCACGATCTGTTTCAATATCAAACTTCCCAGAATATTCTTTGATAAGTTGACCATTTACGTCATAAACAGATACTGTCCGATCAATTCCACCAGACAAATTGCTCTGCTGGTCTTTCAAGGCCCTGCGCCCGCTCTCAGAATTAAACCGATACCAAATGTAAAAACCACAAATCAGCGCAGTAACCAGAACTGCTACCGCTGTCGCAATCGAGAGTCCGATTTTCAAACCCTTTTCGTATTTTTTATCGGTCGCTATTGCTCCCCATAGCAGAAACCCCGCAATAGATAAACCTGTAGCGCCAATGATAATAACGGCTACCCACGATCCAATTGTCATAATTACATATTTCCTTTCTAAATTACTGCATACTCCAACCAATAATCAGTATTGCAATTTGGCCAATGAAACTTTTTGCTCTATATTTAACTCCGGGTCGTTGGCCACATCTTTTAGCACAACTTCCCTCATCCGATAGCCGAGCCCGTCCAGCATAGACCGATATTCTTCATACTTCATAACTTTTTCCTCCTTGTATTCCGTCCCGCACCATGCTAAAATACAAGGTACAAGGACTTGTCCTGTTCTTCCGCCCTCATCCGTGCGCTATCACGGGTGGGGGCAATTATTTTGTTAAGCCGGACAAAGCCACATTTAAAATGGTTTGTAGGCCAGACAATCTTTCGTTTACGATACGCTCGATCCCATCCACCGCCAGTTCCTCGACCTCCCGCAGCTTGTAAGTAGGCAGGTCTCCCCGTTTGTACTTCACCAGCAGCCCTGGAGAAATGTTATAGGCCCAGCTTCCAGTTTCCTGATTCTGTACTCCAAATCCGAAGGGTGCCCTCTGCTCCTGGAGCGCCCGGTACAGCGTGGGTGTGGACCATCCGATGAACTGAGCCGCTAAGTAGACAGGTACATTGTCCCGTGATAGGATCTCCTTTTCCCCAATAGGTGGGGTCTCTTGCTTCTTCATGGTATCCTCCTTCACTTCTTCCAGTGGTCTGGCCGATTCCATATCAGATGAAGCACCAGAAGAATAGCAAGCAGAATCACAACAACCGCATTGATGATAATTCCAACCATATATCAAGCTCACTCCTATGCCAGAAATGTCCGCAGGATTAGCATGGCTATTGAAGTTATTAGGGCTACAATAGACAGGCCAAGCGGAAGATAAGGATGCCTTTCCGGAAAGTCATAAAGCCACTCCTTAAATTTCTCCATCTCTCTCACCCCCTCCCCATTCAGTCCTTTTTATTGGACAGTTCCCGTGCTATCCTGATCGCAATCCCGGATTTCCAAAATCTCCCGGATGGCCTCCACAACTCTTGGAGCATTTCGCTTCCCCTTCAAAATCTTGTCCATGTACCCGCTGTCTGCAAAAAGCCCCGTTCGGTTTGTGATTTCTTCCTCCAGCCACTTTTGTGTCTTTCCACGCTTTAGCAGCTCCGTCTTTACGCACAAACCAAACGACGTGAATTTGCATGAATCCACGAAAATACCTCCTTCCGTACATTTATGGTTGACAAGTACGTCTAAATGTACTATTATGTAAGCGTCACCAAACAAAATAAGTACGTTAGACGGGCTGTCTATGTGAGTATTCTAGTACATTCTCACGTACAAGTCAAGCAGTTTTTCTGTTCTTGCGTACTTTTGTTCGCTTGCACAAACGGAGGTACGCACAAATGTACAATTTGTACGAAAATATTTATGCACTTTGTAAAGAACGAGGGATTACTCCAGGAGGTCTATGCGGAGAGCTTGGTTTTAGGCGTAGTGTGCTTTCTGACTTGAAAAATGGGAGAAAAAAATCCCTAGACACAACTACGCTTATGAAGATTGCAGAGTATTTCAACGTTTCTGTAGATTATCTTTTGACTGGAGAAGAAACAAAAAAAGCGCCCACCCAAGAGGATGAGCGCGAGATAACTTTTGATGATTTTACTTTTGCGATGCAAAACGAAAGCAAAGACTTGACCGAGGCAGATAAGCAAATCCTTCTATCAATGGCAAAACAGCTTAATGATGCAAGGAAGAAGAGAAATGGAGAATCTAAATAGCCTATATAAATGGTTAGACCTAGAGGGAGTCTTTGTATTTGATAGGAGGCTCCCGTTCAGCAAAAAGGATTCTAAAGCGACCACTCTAAAGCTAAAGCCTCCTTATGAAACTTGGGGCATATTTCTTGACAAGAAAAGGTTGAAAACAAAGGCAGAGGAAAAATCCGCTGTGCTTCATGAGTGTGGGCACTATGCAACGGGAGCCACCCATGAAGTAAACAGTCCGTTCGATCTTGTTGCGAAGCATGAATACAAAGCAGACAAATGGGCTGTCGAACGGGCGCTGTCAGTCGATGAACTAGACGATGCTGTGGCAGAAGGTCATACAGAAATTTGGGATCTAGCTGAGTATTTTGGAGTAACTGAGGACTTCATGCGAAAGGCCGTCTGTTGGTATACCTACGGGAATTTGGCGACGGAGTTGTATTTTTAGGTATAAGAGCAAGGGAGAGTTCCTCGTGAAAAATATTCTCGGTCGTTTTCGTTCTTATTTGCATGAAACGAAAGAGTTAAATCGGATATATTATGAGCAAGAAGCTTTTAGTGATGACATAAAAGAAATACAACAAGATAAAGAAAGAACATCAGAGATTGAAAAATACGGAAAAGAAAGAACTTTTTTAATTTCAAAAATTAATACTTTAGGGCAGGATAGAAAGCTGTTTACTTTATACGATTGTAGTTGGCATTTTACAGACTATGCAGATTTTTCTTAAAAAATAAAAGCCCCCGGTGCTACCAACACCGAGGGCGGGCCGTAGATGCTACCAACATCAACGGGAAGCAAAGCACCCCAAACCGATAAATCCAAGGCACCTTTGCGCCCTTTTATTGTATCATACTGGGACCACGGGTGCAACCATAAAAAGGAGGAGCACCATGAAGCGAGCAAATGGGACCGGAACTGTGGTCAAACTATCCGGTAACCGGAGCCGTCCATACTGTGTCAGAATATCCCAGCGAGATAAGCGTGGATATGTAATCCAAACAGCCGTCAGTTACCATGCGAAGGCCGCCGAGGCACAGGCCGCCTTGGATGAATTAGTCAAGAAAATCCAAGCTGGGAATCATATCAGCGCCGATACAATCAATACGACATGGGGGCAGGCTTATGAGATATGGTCCGCTCGAAAGTACAGGATAGCTGGACCTGCCTCCGTGGCATCCTATAAAGCCTCCTGGAGCCGTGTAGGGGCTCTAGCTGACCGGAAGGCCAGGAGTATTACTATTGATGATCTCCAGGCTATCATTGACCAGGATGCGGCGGATGGTATGTCTAGCTCGTCCATTAATAACGACTGCATCCTTATCAAAGCTCTGTTTAAATTTTTAATGGAACGTGACATTGTTGCGAAGGACTACTCCGCTTTTATTCAGGTCCCGAAGGTCGGTCCGAAGCATACCAAAGGTGCCTTTGACGACCTACAGATGGCAAGACTGGAGAAGTTGGCTAAAGAAGGATTCCCATGGGCTGACACGGTGCTCATGCTCTGCTATACCGGCCTCCGCATCAACGAGTTTTTGTCCCTCACTCCATTCAACTTTGATCCAGACACAGGATGCTTAACTGGCGGCAGCAAAACTGAAGCTGGGAAGGGTAGGACCGTTCCTGTTCATCCAAAAATCCGTCCATACTTTGACCGTTGGATGGCAGATCAGGCAGATACTATTATCCATCAGGACGGAAATCCCGTATCAGACAGATGGTATCGGGCCTCCGCATTCAAAGGTGTCATGGACGCTCTGGGGGTGCCTGATGCCACACCACACTGGTGCCGCCACACATTCGTAACCAGAGCTAAAATAGCTGGGGTGGATGAGATGGCCCTAAAGTTCATTGTCGGACACTCCCAGCGGGGAAATATCACCGCGCAATACACTCACCCGGACCCCACCTGGCTTGCCGCCGAGATGGCAAAAATTGCGTAAAAAATAATCACCAGAAACCAGGCGTTAGTAACGGGTTAGTAACACGGTTAGTAACAAAAGTCGGGAAAGTGCTGATATACCGGCACTTTTCTTTTTTGAAAATTTAAGAAGTTCTTAAATTTTTAATCGATTATCTTCATATATCGAGAGCAAAAGTTATCTTCCAGTTTATAAATTCTCATTTTCGCCAACTTTTTTTGCTACATCATATCACACAAAATCTTGCGTTAGTAACAAATCCGCCCTCCTTTTGGGAAGGCGGACTAGTTTAGAGGGCCCGAATTTTCCGCATAACACCTTCGTAGACACGTGGGTTTACTGTGTGGAGCGTGTCCATCAGGTCATCCATGATGGACCACGCCGCGCCTTGATCTTTGCCATAGACAGTGCGTAGAAAATCACTATCTCCGTAGTCCTCAACCACCGAGGAATACTCGGCATCTGCCGGGGTAGCAGAGTAGGCCGCCTCATAGGGCACTTGGCGCTCCTGACGGTCCATGCGGTCCCGAATGGTATACAGGTTGGCCAGCTTTGCGTAGGCCGGGTAGCTGGATTCTCCGTATTCCAGACGGGCAATCTCAATGTCTATCTCCTTGCGGTCAAGCATGGGGGACACCCCCTATCAGTCTCGGCCCAGCTCGCTCATAAAACGGCGGATTGCTTCACGCTCTCGGTCAGTGGTGGCATTTTCCATCATCTCACGAGCCTGTTCCATCATAGCCTCTTTAGCATCATGGCGGCTATACCCTCCATCTCTGCTATAGTCACCACGGTTGTTATAACCGTCTCGGCTATAGTGGCCTCGAACATAGTGCTTACCACGATTAGCATAACTGGAGCCACGATTATAGGAGCCGCGTCCCTCCCAGTCGCCCGCCTCAGAGTAGCCACCGTCCTCCTCCAGAGCGCAGATTTTATCGATGTTCTTGATGGTATCAGTCAGTTTGTGGACGGTCTCCAGATCACCGGCAGACATTTCGGGCTTGCGGGCAATCTCGTCCAGTTCGTCCTGGAGCTTATCCTTCAGGTCATATAGTGCTTTCATAGTATCCTCTCCTTTCAGGCTACACGCTCAACAATAAAGTTACTGTTGGCTACTAGAATAGGCTGTGTACTGGTATTTTTTGCGGCAACAGTGACACAGCAGCCACGGGGGACATCTACCACAGCGGAGACATAGATATTAAAGAAATTCTCCACAGCGGCAGGGGTAACAGTAGCGGTAGATGCGGTCAATGCCTCGCCATTGATGGAGATTGCCGCAGTGATGGCCTCCACGGTCCCGCCGTCAGGGATGGCGATATTCGCGCCAAAGGACACTTTGAACTTTGCTCTGCACTGGTTAGTAAGCCCACGAAGCGTCACCAGTCCAGCCCCCTCCCGGTGTACGATGCAGGGCTTGCTCGTGTTGGCCTCCTCGGTAAAGGGCACGTTTTGACCAGCGGCAACGGTTACGATTGTGCTATTTGTGTACTCGGCCAAAAAAATCATTCCTTTCAAAAAGATTAGCGGCGAGGCTATTGCCCCGCCGCATAGTTCAAAATCGGCACGGGGCCGAACAGTCCGAATTTATCGGACAGTTGATATATTGGGTTTTAGCAGCCGCCGCAGGGATTACACCCACAACCG